GGCCACGGCGCCCACCAGGTCCGCCACGGCGTCCGGCGTGATCGCGCCGCCGTTGGTGCCCAGGCTCACGCTACCCACGCCCGGTGTCGCCATTATCCCGCGCGGAGCATTGCCTGTGCCGTCGCCAGTGATCGCGGCCCGGTCAATGGCCGCCGCGAGCTGGCGGGCCTGGCTGCGGCGCACCATGCGTTCCACGTCCAGGCTGTCCTGAACCAGCAGGTTCCGGCTCAGCTCGGTTCGGCTGCCCACGGTGCGCGGCTGCATTCCGACCTGTTCCACCGCGGGATCAGACAGGGGCACGTCCTGGCCGTCGCCATCAATCCACGTGGTTCCGGCGTCCCCCATGATCCGCGGGAAGGCCACCCGGCCATTCAGGCCGGAAATCACGGTTGCGCCGGCCGCCGCCACGAACGAGGCCGCCATCAACGGCTCAATCGGCTGGCGCAGCTCGGTCCCGATCAGGTTCCCGCCCGTGCCCGTGCTGGTGATGGCGCGCGTCTCGGCCGGGTCGCGCACCAGCACCGGGAGCGGCACGCGCAACCCCTCGGATGCGATGCCCGAACGCCGGGCGATCTCCTGCCCGATCTCCCGCTCGAGGCCGTCATCGGAGCGCAGGCCGGCGGCGCCGCCGAGGGCGCGCACTAGCCGGTAGCCGTCCAGGGCGCGGTCTAGCCGGGCATCACCCGTGCTGGTGCCGCCGAGGGGTTGGCCGGTCGCGCGCCGGTCCATCTCGTCAATCATCGCCTGGCGCCGCTCGGAAGCCGCCAGCGTTGCCGCCTCGGCCTCGATAGCCTGCCAGCGCGCTTCCTGCTCGGCCGGCAGCCCGTCCGGGTGCGCGGCGTGGATGGAGCGGGCTTCCTGCCGTAGCGTCTCGCGCCGGGCCAGGATTTCACGAATAGTCATAGTGCGGCGTCCTTTGGTTCGCCGCATGGCGCGGCCGTGGTGAAAGAGGGTGCGGGGCTTTGGGCGCCATTCTTGGATGCGTCACCCCCGCCGGCTTCTCGTGGCGTCCTTCGCTGCCCGGCCAGCCCCGCAGGGGACCGTCTAAGGCGCGGGCGGGGGTATGGTGTGCGGCCATCACGTGACGACCAGGCCGGAACGTCCGCGAGACAGCGCGGCCAGCTCGAGGCGCTGCACTGTCTCGTTTGTTACGATGCCGAGGTTAATTGTGATGCCGTGCTCATGTGATGCCGGCGGCGGGCCGCACGTCACGGCCAGGTCCATGCGGCCCATGGCCAGGCGGCCACGGCCAAAGCTGACCCGGAGGAACATGCCGGCCAGGCGCGACGTGAGGGCCGCCAGGGACAGCCCGCGGGCGTCCTCGAGGCTGCCGAGTATCTGGGTAAGGACCGTGGCGGAAATCTCCGCGGCCTCGTCGGTGTCGCAGCCGTAGCGGAACAACGCGGACATGACGCCGAGGCGCATCGTGTCCACGGGCGCCAGGCGCCGCCACTGGCCGGGCTGGCGGCCATTGTCGCCAGCAAGCCGAACCTGGCCACCGTCAAGAATATGACGGAGGGCGCGCGGCCGAAGCTGCACGGCAAAGGCCGTGTCGGCGTGGGATATGTGAGCTACTTCGTCCATAACCGAATATAGCCGATTGGCATGGGGCTACGTAACTTTGCAGCGGCAGCAAATGTCACTTATTTTCGTGCTTGCGCCGAGGGCGCTTGACCCATGGTGCGTCGGTTATGCTGGTGCTAACTTTTGCAATCAGAAAACTGTTCCATTATGCGGTTGCGCGAACGTTGGGCTACGCACGGATTGGAGGCCCCCAACGCCCAGCGATTTTCTCAGCATGGCCAGCGCGGGCCACGGGAACGCGCCTGGCGGGCCGTGGCGCCGCCCCCTGCCTCGCAACCCCCGGCAGCCCGGAGGCCGCCAGGCGCGTTCCCGTGGCCCGCTATGCCGGCGCCAGCATCCCCAGAACCTCGGCAGCCAGGGCGTCCCGCAGCTCGTCCGGCAGCACCACGGCCGGCACGTGGCGGCCGGACGCCGGGTGCCGCCACACCGGCGCGCGACACTCGGCCGTGCCGTCCGGGCGCCGGAGCACCTGGACGCCTTGCAGCGTCAGCACGACGCCGGCCACGTCCAGCTCCACCACGGCCAGGCCGATCAGCCGCCCGGCACCGCGCACCAGCTCAACCCCGATCACGGTAAACTGCACGGGCACGCTGTCCGCCCCGCTCACTGCAACATGCCCCACAACTCCGGGCATTGGCCGGGCGGGGGCGCCACGGGCCATGCCATGCCAGGCGGTGCGTGGTCGTCCGCAACACCCCTCTTTCCACCCTTGGGGCTGCCGGACAGGGCGGACACGGATAACCCTAAGGGGTTTATCCGTTCCGTCCGCCCTAGATGTCCTGCTTTGCCCGGGGCGGACAGGCGGACAAGGGGCGGATTATCCGTTTTGTCCGGCGAATGAATGGGGAACTCCCCGCCCCCCTCGGCCAGCCATGAATACCCGTCCTCCCGCATCACCAGCCCCGTGGCTGCCAGGGCGCCCGCTGCCGCGCGGAACATCCGGGTTTGGCTGTCCGGCTTGTCCGAGGACGTGAGGGACCTGGTCTCGCACACCCGGCGCCAAGCGGCATCGGACACAACCGCCCGGCCGCCCCGCATCTCGGCTCCCGCCCCGGCCAGCGCATCCCGGAGGGCTTGCAGCGCCACCACCTGCCGCCGGGGCATCTTGGGCGCACGCGCCGCCGCGGCGTCCCCGTCCAGCTCCATCGGCAGCGTGGTCGTGATGGCGTCCCCTTCCCGGTCCTGCCCCAGCTCGATCACGCGCTTGCGAAAGGCGAATTGAAGTCCCGTGGTGCCGTTGCGGTTCTTCAGCAGTGAAGCATGCACCGTGGTATCCGGGTCCTTCCCGTCCTCCGGCGCGATGGTCAGAACCATGTCCAGGGTGCCGTTCAGGGCGGAGTGCCCGCGCGGGGTGCCGTCCCCGTGCTTGGCCGGATGATGGATCAGCAGCACCGCCGCCCCCGTGGCCGCCAGCGCGCGCGCCAGCGCCACCACGGCTCCCATCTCGGCCGAGCTGTTCTCGTCAATGCCGCCGAAGGCCGCCGCCAGCGTGTCCAGCACGATCAGCGCGGGTTTCCACGTCGCTACCGTGGCGCGCAGCTCCGCCGCCTTGGCCGGGTCCCGGAGGTTGCCGCACTCCATACCGGCGAAGTCCGGCGCGTCCCCGTACTCCTCGCGCAGCGCGTGCATCCGTTGCCGGAAGCCCGCCAGGTCCTCCGCCGCGGCGTAGAGGGTGCGGCCGGGTTTCGTGCGCAGCCCGAACACCGGCCGCCCCTGCGCCACAGCATAGGCCAGGTGCGGCGCCAGGGTGGACTTGCCGGCGCTCGGCTGGCCCAACAGGGCGCATACGTCGCCCGGCGCAATCAGGCGCTTGATGACGTAGCCGCGCCCGCTGTCCAGCGTGCAGTCCGCGGGAAAGAACAGGTTGGCCGGCGCCGGCGCCGCCAGCTCCGGCAGCGGCACGGCCGCGAACTCGGCCGCAGCCTGTTCCTCCCGGTAGCCCGGGACCAACTGCCCGGCCACTTCCTCGAGGCTGCGCCAGCCCGCCAGCGCGGCGTCACGTGTGGCCCAATCCCGGTCCCACTTCTCCGCCTCGTCCGCGCCGGTGCCGCCTTCCCATCGCTCCGCCCACGCCACCGCGGCATCACGGATCGCCTGGGCCTCGTCCGGGGTGCAGCGCCCCACCGCCTCGAGGCCGTCCAGGCACCCCTTGGCGCCGAGCATCACGCGCACGTACAGGTCCCGCCCGGCCTCGAGGGGGTTGGGCAGCCGCGCCAGCAGCTCAACCACCGCGGCGGCCGAGGGCGGCGCCAGGTCGGCCGCATCCTTGGCTGCGGCGTGCTGGCGGCTGGCGTGCAGCCGGGTCAGCAGCCCTTCCGGCCACTCCGCCGCAGCACCGGCGCTGATCGCCTCGCACCCGGCAGCCGGCCACCACACCACGTAACCGCCCTCGGCGCGCACATCGCACCCCGGCGCTAGCTTGCCAGCCGAGCTGCGCAGCCCGGGAGCGTGGCGGAACAGGACGTGCAGCCCGCCGGAGCGGGTGCGGTGCGTGCGCGTGGCCGGCAGCCCGGGGCCGTGCTCCGCCCACCACGCGTCCGAACCGTGCCGCGGGTCCAGGTCCAGCACGTCGAAGCCGGAGGCCGGGCCGGTCGGAACCCCGATCAGCGGCGCACCGCCGGCGAACAGGGCGCGCACCGTGTCCGGGTCCTTGCTGGCGTCGTGGAAGCCCCGTTCGCACGCCGGGCTTTTGTCGGCATGGCAGGGGAACACCGGGAAGCCTTGCGCGGCCAGCTCGAGGGCCGCCTGAACCGGGGGTGTCATCTCACCAGCTCCGGCCGAAGCGCCATGGCCGCGATGCACGCTGCATTTGTCACGTCAAATCCCCGTCTTTCAATCGGGCGCTATGCCCGCGGGAACATACCAAAGGCGCCCCCCAGTCCGGCTAGAGACATTCCGCCACGGGACGGCAGTGCTGCGGACGGGTTGTGTTTGGAAGGTGAGACGGGAAAGAGATACTCTCAGAGAAGTCTCATAGAGGGTTGCAAATGGCCGAACTAAGGTCAGGCGATGAGCATGTCTCTGCCACGTATCAAGAGATAGCAGACCGATTCGGCCTGGCCGGTCCTAACGTGGCACTAACCAAGGCTAAGCGTGCTGGTTGGCCCCGAGAACGTTCAAATCGGCCAGGTGGATTGATACGTGTCAGAGTGCCACGCGAGTTATGGGAACAAGCCGGCCGGCCCCGCAACCGTGGCGGAAGCCAAACAAATGAGAGAGCTACCATTTCGCAAGCGGTTGAGATGGGAGAGTTGCGCGGCCAGCTTGCCGCCATGGCGGAACAGCTCGAGCGCGAGCGCACCCGGGGGGATACGGCGGCTGAACAGGTCCGGGAACTGACGGGGCACATTGGCGAACTGACGGGGAAGCTCGAGGCCATGCAGGACGAACTAGCTGCCAGGCGGACAGCAGACGCCGCCGTGGCGGACGCTCGCCGCCAGGCGCCAACGCAGCCCTCCCCCATGCCTCCCCACGGCCGGGGATGGCTAAGCCGCTTAGTCGGATGGATTGAGGGCGCTAGAAGCGGCAGCTAGGTTCTTCGGTGCCCTCCGGGGGCCAATCGTGCCGCTCTACGGGCGCCACGAGCTTCCCAATCCCTCAATATACGTTCCTGAGATGCGGTTTGGGGTACATCCGGGCCGATCCTGCGCGGCTCGATATGCGCAGGACGTATGGCTTGGGGCGGTATGTAGCTTCTCTCTCCGGCAGGCAAATTAAGGGAGAAACCAGCAGGAGATTTCATTTCCTGCCTTGCTTCTGTGAAAGCAGGTTTAGAGGAAGGTGCTTCCACGAGAACGGGCAGCGGGTGGCCGGGAACATGCCAGGAGGGAGGCACGAGTTTGCGAGCCGGTGCCGGCCGGCGCCGGCGGCGTTCCTTCCGCGGGCCAACAGGGCCAGTGGGCAATCGCAGTTGGTATTGATTGCTGGTCTGCTCCGCCCGAGTCGCACCTGGCCCACGCTCCGGCCAAGGGCGACGCACTAGGCGCTGGTCCCAGGTGAGCAGCCCTAGCCCCTTCAGCGCCTTCAGTGCGTCACCCACGGCGCTCTCGTCGCACCCTACATCGGCCGCCAAGGTGGCGTGCGAAGGGTCGCACTGGCCGTCTGCACCCAGGCGGCGCTCCAAGGCTTCCCCGATCTTGACGTGCAGCGGAGTCAGCCAGCGCGTGCGGTGGCGCACTAGTTCGGCACGGGCCAGCCAAATGCGGCGCTGGTCACGTGACAGGGGCACGCGTTCCCCGAGGCCGAAGATCGCTTTGTGGTGAAAGGGGCGCGGGTGTTTAGGGTCCGGACGGTTCCGGCGTGGTGTGGGCATAGCGGGTCTCTCCCCGCCGAGGGTGCACGCCAGGTCTCCCCCCTCCCGCCACCGTGAAGGCAAGCCGCTCTCGTTCCCCGTTTCGCGGGGCTTGAAGCCGGGCCGGTTTTAGGGGACACTCACCACAGCGACGAGGTGAGATGTCCCGCTTCACGGCGGATCAGGGTTGGGGGGCGCCTTCGGGCGCCCTTCGGCTTTTCTAGGTCATGCAACGGACTCCGGCCCCGAGCCATCCCGGGGGGATCAGCCTTGCACACCTTGCGCCGGCAAACAACGTGCTCTCAACATCGCTGTTTGTGAAGTGGCAGCAACGGCCCAACAAAGTGCTAGTGGGACGCCAGAGAAGTAGAGCCACACTCTACAACCAGTTCTCGCCTGATGCTGGAATGCCGCACTACACTCTGAACGCGGTGTCTTAAGTGTAGAGCCAAGCTATACAGGCTTTAGGTGGCGGTTGGCATCTGCGGTTCTATGCGAGCCGTGCCAGCGCCCCTCGTTCCTGCTCCTGGCCAGGCTGGCGCAGTGCTATAGCCCCGGCCTGAAGCTCTAGCGCGTGGTGGCACGGCTCCGCTGTAGCCGGTGCGGCTAGCCGCCGGCCGAGGTAGCCTTGCTGGATGGGATCAGGGCGGCTCAATGCTTACACTAAATTTTGGAGAGTGCGGGCCAGAACCTCTAATATTCTCTACGATATTCTTTTATACGCAAAACACAATCTTCAATAGAATAGATTTTGTACTCGTCTCCCACAGCTTGCTCAAGAAGAGACGATCCTGAAAACGCAATACCTGACACAAAATCGTACTTCTTGTCAGATTTACTTACTAAAAGATTGTTCTTTACTACCATTTCAGATTTAAGAATTCCAAGAAAATCTTTAGTCTCTTTCTCTACGCAAGTGTATCTCATGGATTTCAGAATAGGAACTATAAAATTGAACACAGAACGTCCAAAGCTTATAGCTTGAATTTCATTTGGTATATACCCGTTGTGTATAACGTTGTTTCTAAACGACTTGAAATCTCTTTTGCTTTCAGATACCTTTTCTTTCTCTATGTTAGGCGGAGAGGATTTATTTTCTAGTAAATATGTAAACAAAAATGCTCCATATTGCCTCTCGGAAAGGTTTTTCATTGGTTCCCAACACGAATTGTAAGGAGAATCGCCCACAGAATTCTTTTTGCATATTGCATAAATGTAAAATTCTAGAAATCTTTCTAGTGACGCAGAGAAAGTTGCAACTGCATCCCTATAATATCCGTCTAGAACGGCATTTATAGCACTGCAAAACAGTATATCAAATTTCCAGGACTGAAGAATATATACTCCAACATGCCCATGTATACATCTTACCTCATAAATACTATCATCTCGAAGAGGGACCTGCGGCCATTTTGGAGTATGCCCTAACTTACCTTCTCGCCAGCAAGCGTTGCATGGCCCAATCATAACCTTCATGGAAGCACCATAGTTGTGAACACTCGACCCATATAGTCGTGAATCCGAAACCCCCGTGCCCGGCGTGCGTCGAGTCCAAACGAAAAGAGGCGGCCCCCGAGGGAGCCGCCAAGTTTAGGGAGGAAACGTCCTGCAACGCGGCACGGCCGCGTCGCTGGACGGAGCCTAGCAGACGCGCTGCACTGCACAACGGATTATGCTGCATTGCAACAAATGGTGAACTTCGTTAACGGCGGTCCATCTGCGGCGCCGCCGGCTGTGCCCGGGTGCCGGCGCCAGAACGCGCTTTATGTCAACTCGGAATAGGTATCGGGAGAGTGGAAAAGAAGTCCCCGCGGGTGCTCCGAGCGCCGACGCCCGCGGGGACTTCAAAACGGCAGTATCCGGGGCCGGTGCAAGGCTGACGGATACTTGCCGGTGCAGCCGGATTGGCCGGGCTGCACGGGGCCAGAATGCGCTACCAGGGTTGCCGAAGTGTGAAGGGCTACGCCGGCACCGATTCGGCGCCCACGGCCCATGCCGGGACCGGGGCGGCGCTGGCCGGCCGGGGGTTGTAACCTTCGGCCTCCCTGATTTCCGCTTCCGACAGGATATTGTGCTGCCGGGCGATGGCGTAGGACTGCCAACGGGCCGCGTAGTCCCCGCGAACCAATCCGGAGAAGTCGATTTCCAGGTGCAGGTCCGGTTCCGTGAACACGGAACGGCTGAACGCGGCCTCGATCTTCCTGGCCCACGGCATGAGAGACTGCCGGGCGAACCAAAGATCGGCCTGTGCGGCGTTCGTGAAAGTGTTGTTGGCATAGTCCTGCACGAGCGGGGGCGGCACCTGGAATATGCGGCAAATCTCCTGGATGGAAAACAGCCGCGATTTCAGCACTTCCGCTTGCTCTGGGGGAACCGATATAGGCGCGAACGTGCTGTCTTTGTCGAGATATACGACTTTGCCGGCGTTCGATGCCCCGGTGTTGGCCCCGTCGAACTGCGCCCGCGCCCGGCGGAAGCCCTCAGGGCTTATGCCATGGGGCAGCGTCACCACTCCGCTCGGGCGAGCGGCATTGTCCCATATCGCGGCGGAGTGCCGGGCCAGCCCCACGGCGGCTTGCAGCGTCTCCCCGGCGCGCGCCAGGCGGCTGCGGCCGATATAGCCTTCCTCGTCCGCCCGGTCGCGCAGGATTACGTATTCCCCGTCCAGCAGCCGCCGCCGCTGCCCGGTGCCGCCCACCACGTCCAGCGCCAGGCGCTTGCTGGGGAGGATCACGGGGCTGACGCTCGGCCAGGGCACGGGCAGCAGCTCCGCGGCCCGGCCGGCGGAGTCGGTCTCGATCTGTAGCACCCCGTTGCCATGCACCAGGGCCGAGGACACCCACGTTTCCAGCATCTCGGGAAAGGTCTGGTATCCGTTGGGCCGGGCGATCAGGCGAGCAACCGGGTGATCGGGAAGCTCAACTCGGCCGTCCCGGGTGCTCCGGTAGACTCGGGCCGGCAAGCTGGACAGGCCGGACGCGATCACGCCGATGCAGGCCGTCACCGCGGATAGCCCCTCCGCGGTGGCCGGCGACACGGGGGCGCCGGGCGTGCCGACAATGCCGCCGAACGCGGCGGGCCAGTCCAGGGCGCGCGTCTCTGGCGCGCGCCGGCCGAACAGGCGGGACAGGACGCCAGCCATTACAGCACCTCGGCCAACAGGCGCCGCAGCCGGGCCGATGCCTCGGCCTGGCCGAGCTGGCGCGCGCGGGCGCTCACCACCGTCTGATTGAAGGCCGGCCAGGCGGAGATGATGCTCACTTCGAGAAGATCGACGGCTACCAACTCCCGCCGGTCCGGCGCGGGCCAGGTGTCGCCACCGGGCGGCACCCGGAAGCCCACGCTGGCCCCGCCAATGTCGCCACGCTCGGCCAGGGCCAGGATATCGGCGCCCAGCGTGGTTTCGGGAAGCGAAACTTCAAAGTGCAAACCGCGGCTATCTTCCGCCAGTTTCAGGGTTCCGCTTGCCGTCCTTCCGAGCAATCGGGCCGGGTCGTGCTCGGCCAAGCAAAGAACATCGGCGCCCTTCGCCAGCGTGGCGGCATAGGCGCCGCGGCGCACGATCTCAGTGAACCCGGAGCCGATGCGGGCCGGACTGTCGAACACGCTCGCGTATCCGACCAGCTTGCGCCCCGCCACGGTCCGCAGCTCCACCGCCGCGCGCCGTTCTGCACCGTCAGGGTAGCGCGCGGCGTTCATGGCTAGGCCACCACATCCCGCAGCACGGCAAAAGCGGCCGGGTGCAAAAGCGCAATATCGACGCTGGCAAGCGTGCGGACTTGGACGCCACCGCGGGCGTAAGCCTCCCCATACGGATTCACGAGGACCGATAGGCCGTTTTCCCAGATTCCCACGGCCATCTCACTAAACGCCCCGGCGTAGATCATCGCGGACAGGCCGGAGCCGGTGCCCTTCGTGAGCGTGCTCGGAACCGAGTTGGTGTAGAGGACCGGCTTGCCCTGCAACACCACGGCCTCACCCAGCGGGCGCCCCGTGGTGTCCTTCAGCTTGGCAATAGCCCGCTGAACCTTCGTGTTCGTGAGGAAGCCCGCGGTAGAAGTGTCGGCGTTGGCATCGGCCACGGCGCCCACCAGGTCCGCCACGGCGTCCGGCGTGATCGCGCCGCCGTTGGTGCCCAGGCTCACGCTACCCACGCCCGGTGTCGCCATTATCCCGCGCGGAGCATTGCCTGTGCCGTCGCCTTG